CCTTATCCAAATTATCACGCAGCAAGAATACGTCAACCGGGAAGATTTGTAAAAATTCGAGTAACTAAAATACTTCCAAATGGTATTATGATTTATGGTGGTCCTCTTAAGACTGATCCAAGAGGAACTTGGAAAACTCAAGCATATCGTTTTCCTGTCAAGAAGTGGACTGTTGTTCAGGCAAAAGCGTGGTTACGAAAATATAAAATAAAGTGGATTCTTTTTGAAAGAGCCATAGGTAATAAATAATAATAATAATTTTTGTGGAGGCCTAAAATGTTACAAGCGATTAGAGAAAATTTAGAGGGGCTCAGTGAGGCTGAGCAAGCTCATTATGTTGAGCGAGATGGTAAGTTTTATCTTGAAGTGACAGCCGTCGATGGAGTTGCGTTGGAAAATGTTACAAGTTTAAAGTCTACTGTTGAAACTTTGCGATCAAATGAACGGAAGCTTACAAAAACTCTTGAAGGTGTACAGGCAAAATTTAAGGATATTGATCCTGATGAAGCAAGGAATGCTATAAAGAAATATGATGAGGTAAAAAACTGGGATGGTAATACGAAAATTGCAGAAGCTGTTGAGACTTCAAAGAAAGAATTAGTAAAAGCTCACAAAAAAGAAGTGGAGGCTTTAGAAGAAGATCTGGCTGATACTCAAACGCAGCTAACAGATGCGATCGTCAATACTAAGATCGTTGAAGCTTTACAAAAAGAAGAAGGGAGTGTTGAGCTTTTACTTCCACACGTTAAGAAGCACGTAAGGATGATAAAGAATACGACAGGAAAATGGATGCCCGAAGTTATAAATGATGCTAATGAGCCAAGAGTTGGTGATAGTGAAGGTAATCCTATGACTATCACTCAATATATTCAAGAAATGAAAACCCAGAAAACTTTTGCTGCTGCGTTTCCAGGTGCTGGTTCTACGGGGAGTGGAGGTAGTGGTCCTTTAGGTGGGACGCAACAAAGAACCAGCAAAGATAAGATTGTTCCATCGTCAGATGGAAAAGCAATGTCTCAGAATATCGAAGAAATTGCTTCTGGTAAAACAAAAGTTGATATGAATAAGTAGTAAATAACTTTATTGCTTATAAAGTGTGGTAGTCTATTTATATTTGTAGGAAAAACTCTAAACGAATTTGCGATGGGATATCAAAAGTTTATTTAGAGTAAAACGTTCTTAATATGAGAACGTTGAGCGGCGGGATGTTGCTTCCAATCAAATTGTATTCGTTTGTAATTTTGTACGAAAACAAAATGAGACGAGACGGGATGTTTCGCCAGAGCGGGATGCTTTGCGTAACTAAACTGTAAAATTTATCCTCTATTTAGAAAGGATATAATTATGGCTCTCGATCCGAATGTAATAACAAATATAGTTCCTAAGATTCTTGCCAGAGCTTTATTGGTTCTTCGTGAGAGATGTATTATGCCGCGAATGGTGAACAGCGATTATAGCTCTGAAGCAGCTCGTAAAGGTTCTACAATTGACGTGCCGATTCCTGTTGCGGTTGCGACTCAAGATGTTGCTCCTACGGTAGTTCGCGTAGAACCAACGACAGGCGGTTTAACCCCGGGACTTGTTCAAGTTCAATTGAACAATTGGAAGCAAAATGTCCCAATTCATTTAACTGATAAGGATATGGCAGACATTGATGCTAATGAAGCTTTCCTCCCTATGCAGTTAAATGAGGCAATCAAAGGATTAGCTTCTGATGTGAACAAAGATATTTTTGCTGAGTATCTTGGTGTTTACGGATATCACGGCACAGCCGGAACAACTCCGTTCGGTACTGGTGTTGGCGTTTCTGACGCAACTCAAGCTCGTAAAGTTCTAAATAAGCAACTTTGTCCTCCAACCGATCGTCGTGGTGTTCTTGACTTCGACGCAGAAGCTGCGGCTCTTGACCTTTCTGCTTTCTCAGATGCGGAAAAAATAATGTCTGCTATTGTGAAAATGGAAGGTGAGATAGGCCGGAAGTTTGGAATCGATTGGACAGCCGATGATGAGGTTCCTTATCATACAGCCGGGACTTGTGATGCTCTTACTATAACCACTGCATTACCAGGAGCTGTTGGTGATACAACGATAGCTGTTACTGGTGATACTGAAAATGAGACGATTCTTGTGGGTGATATCATCACAATTACAAACTCCCCAGACGATGATACCCAGACATACGTTGTCGCTCCGGGAGTTCACGGTGTAGATGGATATGCTAAAACTGCGAATGATAATGGTATTTACAAGATTCCTGTAACTCCGTTCAAAATTGTCGCTCTCTACATTCAGCCAGGATTGAAGCAAATTGCAGATGCCGGAGCTACGGTTACTTTGAAAGCTTCTCACAGAGTTAATCTTGTTTTCCATCGTGATGCTTTTGCTTTTGCTACAAGAGCTCTTGACGATGCAAACGCTCTTGCGAAGATTATTGGTGGTAGTCAAATACTTTCAATGCAAGACCCAAAAACTGGATTGGTATTACGGCTTGAGATTTCCAGAAAGAACAAACTCACTGTCTGGGAATTTGATATTCTCTGGGGTGCAAAATTGGTTCGCCCAGAATTAGCGATGCGATTAGCTGGCTAACGTCTCCCTGAGCCGGGATATGGCCTCCGCTTTGTGTTAGTGGTGGCGGATACTATGTTCGCCACCACTGATTTATTTTTAGTTAATAATTTAAGAATTTTTTTAGGAGAATCGTTATGACAACTAAAATGGTAAGTCCTGTTGGAAGAAAAGTGATGAATATCCGTGAGGCAGATGTGGAACATTATTTGGGGCGTGGCTATGAACGGATAGAGGAATCAGAGATTGTCGAATTGATGAGTCCTGCTGGAAAGGTAGTTGTTGCAAAAAAAGATGTTGAAGATTGTTTACAGCGAGAAGGTTGGAGCCTTTTGGAAGAAGTTCCTGCGGAGCCTGTTAACGATGCTCCTGAAGTTCCTGCGGAGCCTGAAGTTCCTGCGGAGCCTGAAGTTTCTACAGAGCCTGAAGTTTCTACAGAGCCTGAAGTTCCTGCGGAGCCTGAAGTTCCTGCGGAGCCTGTTGACGATGTTCCTTCTGAAGAAGCTGAAGTAGCAGAAACTCAAATGGAAGAATAATTCCGTTTGTGGTTTAATAAAAACATAAAGCAGAGGCATATAGTTGTCTCTGCGGAATCATTCTATACCTATATAATAGTATTAAATTGAATTAAAAGTCTTTCTGAATGAGGCTGAGAGGTAAAAAATGGCAGCTACATTTATAGTCGAAGATGGGACTGGTTTGTCTAACGCTAATGCGTTGATAACGGTAGCAGAAGCAGACCAAATTATGGAGAATTACAGTTCCTCTGCAGATTGGAGTGGTGTAGAGGGAATTGCTGAAGAAATACAAGCTACAAAAGAAAATGCAATTCGTGAAGCTACACGATTTATGAATGTAGAATATCAATGGAAAGGTTATAGAACTTATATAATGCAAGCTCTTCAATGGCCAAGAGTATATTGTTATGATGATGAAGATAATGATATTGATAGTGATATTATACCGGATAAAATTAAAGAGGCTTGTTCTTATCTTGCTCTAAAAGTTGCAGAGGGACGAACTTTGTTAGAAGATTTGGAGAATGCTCAAAAAGTAAAAAGAACAAAAGATGTAATTGGTCCTTTAGCAGAAGAAATAGAATATGCAGGAGCAGGAGAAGATCCTGGAGTTAATTGGCAAATCGCAGATAAACTTGTAGCTCCTTATATAGAATATAAATCTCATTTAACTGATTTGTATAGGGTCTAAAATGGCAAAACGTAGACGTACTAATTACAATTTACTTATTTGTATAGAACAAAAACTAATTCAACAAGGGAAAGATCTTCGTAATTTGAAAGAGCATTTCAATAATCATCTTACGGAACATAAAGAAGATCTTAAAGAAAAATTAAAACGGCATTGGACAATAGTAATAATAGTTTTATCAGCTTTTCTTACAGGAACGGGAAGTCTTATTGTAGGTTTACTTTTATTTTTCTTGAAATAAGATGGCTTTATCCGCAGAAAAATTAGAAGCTCTTTTGCAAAGGAAAGGATTAGATGCAATAGTAAGAGTTTATCCTGATGCGGTCTTCGATCCTACTACAAATAAAACAACACAGGGAACAAAAGTTGAATATAATGTAAAAGTAATTCCTCCATATAAAAACGCTGAGGGATTCAAAAAGGCAGAACTTATAACGGTGGGGAAAGGATGGACGGGTATTGCAAATAAAGATTTAGCTTTTACGGTAAAAGCTGGATTGATTTTAATAATCTATAATGAAGAATGGATAGTGACAGGATTCACTCCGTTATCAAATAATACTGGTATATTATTCTACCTTTTACAAATAGAGAAATAATGAAGATTTATATCTATGCAATTTGGTTTCCTACAAGTAAAAAATACTATATAGGACAAACACAGAATCTTAAATCAAGGATGTTTACACATCTTGAAAATAAGAGTCTTGTAGGGAATGCTCTTCGTAAGTATAATGATTGGCAAATTTCAATTTTTCACGCAAGAAAAACTCGAGATGAAATTAATCTTTTAGAAATAGAGTGTATTCGTAATTTTAATTCTGTTGCTCCTAACGGATATAATTTAACCAGAGGTGGAGAAGGCGGAGATTATTGGAAGGGTAAGAAATTATCTGAAGAGCATAAAAAGAGAATAAGTGTAAGTGGGATGGGTAATCAAAATGCAAGAGGAAGTAAAAGTATCTTAGGCCAAGAACGGTCTGAAGAAACTAAAGTAAGGCTCAGTAAAAGTCATTTAGGTATAAAATTTTCTGAGAGTAGAAAAATAAAAATGAGAGGAAGAAAACTTTCTAAAATCTCTATTTTGAAAAGAGAGAGAACTAGATTGAGAAATTCGTTAAATAAATTAGAGGGTGGTGATTAGTGGTTTCAACTAATGTTCAACAATTTAACGCAGCTTTGACAGAAGCAACTAAAAAGATAGATGGTGATATACAAAAATTTATAAAACAGGTTTGTCTTGAGACATTTAGACGTTTTATAATGCGAACTCCTGTTGATACTGGGAGGGCAAGAGGTAATTGGCAAGTAGAAATAAATCGTCCGGCTTCAGGAACAGTTGAAGAAGGAATGTGGGATCAAGTTTTTGAAAAAGGAGCTGCGAAGCTCGCACAGATTCCTCCGTTTAGTGTTGTCCATATTACGAATAATTTAGAGTATGTTTATTATTTAGAATATGTTCGAAGAAGTAAGCAACATCCGGAGGGAATGGTCGAGATAACTTTAGTAGAAATGAAAACGTGGCTTTCAGGTATAAAATAAAATGAGTTTCAAATCTATTGCTAACAGTATCACAACTTTTTTCAAAGCTCTTACTGATGCGAATAATCTTGTAGTGAGATATGATAATGACCCCAGAATAACTCCTACCAGCGGAGCTTGGATGAAGGTTAGTATTGAGTTTAAGGATTCTAATCAGGCAGAAATTGGGATATCAACTTTTCGTAATGAAGGAAGTGTTAATGTAGAGATTAAAATCCCAATAGGACGAGGAAGTGCTGATGCTTTGAGTATTGCAGATATAATAGCTGCGGGATTTCGAACAACTATTGTGGATGAAGTTATCAATTTTCAAACTCCTCGTATTGAAAATGTTGGAAGAGTAGAAGATAATTATCAAGTAAATGTTTTATGTTCATTTTTTGTAGATAACTAATGGCTTTACTTTTAAGAAAAAATTTCGCTCGAGGAATACTTGCAGCAAATATAGATAGTGTTGTTATTCAATTAACTGTAAGTGCTCCTCATACTTTGCTAACTACGTCTGGTGATTTTATGTTAGTTATTTGGGATATAGATATTTATCCTGATCCTGCTGATGATTCTAATCTTGAAATAGTAAAAGCAAGTTATTCTGGAACTCCTAATCTTTATAATATAGTAAGAGCTCAAGAAGGTACATCAGGAGTAGCTCATAATGCTGGAGATCGTGTCGCATTACATTATACAGCGGGAATGTCTGAGAATGATTTATCACAAAAACAACCACTTGATTCTGATTTAACAAGTATAGCTGCTTTAGGTTCAGCAGCAGGAAGGATGCTTTATACCACTAATGTTCACGTTTGGGCAGAAGCTGTTATTACTTCTGCAGGTAGAGCTATTTTAGACGATGCTAATGCTGCTGCTCAACGAACTACATTGGGATTAGGGATAAATGATAACGTAGTCTTTAATAATATTACCGGAGCGGTAATTACAGGAGACTCCCTCGTTACAGGTACACTTATTTTGGCGGGCGGTTCTATAACTGATTCCAGTGGCGAGATAGATTTCGGGAACGTGGATTTGATAACTGCGGGAAGTTTAATGGTT